GCTGCCGCAGTCGAGGTGACGCCAATAACAATGGCTTCACCGTCTTTTAAAACACCATCAACGCCGTAAGCCCTGACACCGAATGCACCAGTGCCAAAGCCAGTCCTGTATGTGGTGTCAGCCATTTATGCGCTCCTTGCGTATTCGCCGTGATAAACTTTTTCAGCGGCAGACCGTGCGGCGATAGCTTCTTCTTTCGTGTGGTATCGACCAAGGTGCTTACGCTTTTTGTCTATGTCTATGTACACATACCACATATTACGCTTCCTGTCATATGAAACGCCTTTTACGCCGCTTGTGCTATCAGATCGAACCCTTTGGTTTATTATGTTTTGTGATGGCGTGACTTCGCGCAAATTTGACCATTTATTGTTCAAGCCGTTGCCGTCAATGTGATCTATGTGCTTTGTCGGCCATTCGCCCGTTTGCAAAAGCCATATAATTCTGTGAGCCTTGTACCCTTCGTTAAGAATGCTAACGCTAATGTAACTTGTGTAGCCCTCAACCTTATGCTTTTGCAATGTGCCAGCACGCTTGCCCTTATGTGTTGCGCCTGTTTGAACGCGCCAAGTCAATTCACCGATTTCAGGATCGTAATTAAACAATGCTTTCGCCAACTGGTAATCAATCATGTATCCACCTCATATGTTTGGTGGATACATAATAATACTAGTCGAGGGTGACGTCAAGGTCAGAGGAATTAATCCGCATCACGTCGCCCGTGTCAATTGCCTTGCTGGTTGTCAGCGCAGCATACGCAATCAAGTTGCCGCCAGATGACGCATCAAAAACGCCGATGTGCGTGACCGTGCCATACGGAGCAGTCGCAGTCGGAAACTCAATTGCAGCTGAGTTTGACGCAGTGTTGCCAGACACAGTAAACGCAACAGACTGCCGAGCGTATGCGCCGCCGGATACTTCCGTGCCTGACGCATCCTCATCTGGATTGCTGGTAAACAACGCAACATACCAAGCAGTTGGCCGCGTGACTGACGTAGCCGTAAACAAATAGTTTAGTGTGTGCGTTTCGAAGGTATTGGATAAGCTCATGTTAGTACGCCCTTATTTTCATGCGGCGGCCTGATCCGCCATATTTTGCTGCATCACTTGACAAGTTTATAGCATCAATCGCACTTTGATACAAAGCCGCCCAAATTTGCAAACGCGAATCATCCTTCAAATACGGCGCAGAATGTATCAGCGAGCCGTACAAGTATGCGTCGGGGAAATACTGCAACATCCAGTTTGACGTGTTGCTGTCAGACAGCGCCTCAATCTCAGAGTAATAATACAACTCAGCTGTGTATGTTCCATCTGGCACAGGGTAAACTTCAATCTCGCCAGCAGTCAAAGCATAGTATGCAGGCTGGCCGCTGGTGTTGAGATTGCGAAACTTGCGGTCAAGCAACTCAAACTGGCTGATCTTCTCCAACGGTCTAGTATCGCCCGAAGTGATGTAAAACCGAATATCCTCAAGAAAGTCAGCCGGGATGGCGCTGTACTGCGTATCAAGCTCAGCAGTGCTGCGCTTCTCTTGACGCCAGTGACGGACTTGACGCTGCATGTCAGCTTCCGCCATCGAAATGAAAGTCGGCGCAATAGCAGCCAAGTCATCACGGTTGAGAAAATCCGTGATGGCTGATTGCAGCTCTGCGTAAGTTGTGATTGCCATTAGATTAAGCCTCAGCTATAATTCAACATCATGCTTGGGAGATGTTATCATGATTGATGTGGATTTGGCCAGAGAACTGATTGTCCTGAAGGCGAAAGACTTAGGATTGGATGAGGAGCAATTAGAAAGCCTTGATGCAGTTGTGTGCAAAATGCTTGAAATTGAAGATGCAGATCCACTCATTTTTCCATCCTAGATAAATAGCTCAGAATACCCTCTAAAATTTCCGGCGTAATTTTTTGCGCGGGCATTTTTGTTTTGATGGCGTGAGTTTTGTGAGCTTCATTCAAGGGTTGACCGCTTTTTGTAACTTTACCTTCCATGGCGTCATAAACGTCTCGAAAAAGCAAGCCCTGCGGCACAGGAGGCAAGGAGCCAAGATACTCGCCAGCAATTTGGGTGTTGTACGTTGAGTGCGGCACACTCGCTTGAGGCAAGTTCCCCTTCGGAGAATTAAACATTAACGGCGCAGATGTATCAACCCTCGCTGCGCCAAGGCCAAACATTCCAGCTGGCATGTCGCGTTGGGTTGGATCGGTAACGCTGTAACGCGCTTCTGCTGGGCTTGGAAACCCCTTGGCTTGCATCGGCGCGCTATCCATCAAACGAATAAAGGATTTACGCTTTGGTGAACTTGTGGTCTCAGCCCACTCCCTAATCTTTGGAGACAAAACGCCAACAAAGTCAGGGTCAATTGATTTCATAATATCGTCAAACTCTTTGGCTGACTTTTTAGTTATCTTTGCACCCTTGACCAACTCAGCCATTGCTGCGCCAGTCATGGTAGCAAAATCGTTGGCGTCAGGGGCCATACTGCCCGTAAGGCCGAGAATGTCTGCACCTTCAAATTCTTTGGCAGCTTTTGCGGCCTCTTTGTCAATGCGGGTAATAATGTTTTGATTGGATGCCCATATAGAGTTATCTGCCTGAGCCGCTGGCCCAACCATAAAATCAACTCCGCCTTCAGTATAAACGGGCTGGTCAAAATTTACGTCATTAACACCTTCAACAAGCAGCCCGCGTGATGTTCTGTCGCCGTAAAATGGAAGGACAACCTTGCCTTCAGTTTCTTCCCAAGACATAGGGCGGCGAGCAAGATTTTCGCCAGTGTCCGTTGCCCTTACATCAGTGTCAGAAAGATATACATCTTTCATTCTGGTTTTCTGATAACCAAGCGGGTCAAGGTCGGATTTGTTTGCTTTGCTCGCAGGCTTCAACCGCACATTACCCAACAGCGAACCCATCGCATCCGGATCAACCTCAACACGCTTCGCCGTATCCAGCAAGCCACGCGCACCAGACTTAACAGCCTTTGCAGCCGCGTCACCAATGCCGGGGAATAAACCCAACACAGCCGCACCGCCAAGTGCGCCGACCATCGCCCAGTTAGGGTTCTCTGACGTGGCCTCGTCGTAAATCTCTTTGGCAGCCATCGCGTCGCCAATGATCGGCGTGGCCTCAGCTATAAAGCGAGCCGCGTCCATCGGCGTGACATTCGGCACGTCAACGGCAAGCCTGCGACCCTCGTCAGCATAACCAGCGTAGGCGGCGGGAGATAGCAGTCCAACCAAAACTTACTTCCCGTATTTTTTCGCGAGACAAGTTCCAGCACGCTTACACGCCGCAGGGGTGGGGCAACCTTTACATGGTTTCATGTCATCATCCTCTAACTTTTCTGCACATTAGCACATTTGTTTGCAAATGGCCATCCAAGCCGCATATCACAATTCGCCCAAGTCATCCATAATCTTTTCCATGCGCGCACTCAGCTTCCAATGGCCAGCGCGCCAGCGAGCAGCAAATTGCGCTTCCTCTAAACTTAAACCCTTCCCAATGTAAGTTTTAATCCACTGGTTCATGCGGATATTTTTCATCTTAGGTGACAGCTTGTGGAACGGAACTGGCTTCATGCAATACCCTTCAAATTGCGTTTAATAGATTGCTTCCAACTCGACATTGCGCCAGATAACGCAGTCGCAGCGTCGCTGGCCATTGTCAGACATAAAGCATCCGCAAGGTCAGGCGACCTCAGCCCACGCTTGCGCATCTCATCCTTACTCTCAGCTTTCATCTTGCCTGACGATGTGAACGAGTAACGTATTGCAGTTAGCTCCGCGAGAAGCTGGTCGTCCTTCGGCAGCTTGCACGACCGATCCTCAAGCCAACCCTTTGTCTTAAACCAAAGCTCGCTGCGCAGGTTCATGTGCGTCTTGCCCATAGCAGGAGCCTCTCCAACATTAATGCCTCTGACTGGCGCGCCAAGCTCACGCAACCTATCAACCACACCGCCGCCAACGCCAATACTATCAACCAATATCTCGCTGGGCCGCATAGAGGGCGATAAGCCTTCGTATTCGGCCATAACGCGACCGACAGTCTGCATCAAATCCAAACCCTGCCAAGACGTAATCTCAGTCACAACATTGCCATACCGCTTGCACAGCGCAGTCTTGTCCGAGCCAAAGCGCGCAACGTCCAAGCCCCAAATAGGCTTAACGTCAGGCGTCACCTCAACGTCACGATGGATCGCGCTCTCAACCAAGTGAAACGGAATGATCGT